CCAGAGGGAGCTAGAGGATCCGGTGGTGTTCCGCTTTTTAGCGCAGCACCGGCGAATTCGGAAACAAGTATGTTAGGCGGTGGGGATACCGGGAATGGTCCCGATTTTCTCACGTCAGAGGACGATATTTTAGATATGCCTAGAGTAGCGTCACTTAACAGTCCGTCTGGCGGTGAAGCTGTGACGGTTGAATCAAATGGGAAAAATCACAGTATTAAAGTTGCAAATAATGATCTAGATAATGATTATGTAGACGACTTTTCAATCAATTCAATAATGGAGGATATTATGAATGAGTCAAGATTAAGAAAGAGAGCAGAGCTTCGCCGTAGAATAGCTTATATGCAGGGCGGAGCCGAGGGCGCTGAGCCAAACACTTACAAGAGTGAGTCTTGGGACAGAGATCAGGATAAGCACATGAAGCAGACCGGTAATATGGGCGGATCTGATGGCATGGCCCCTGGAGACAAGGAAACAAAGGAAAAGCTTAGTCGTGCAGAGCTTAAGGAGCGTAGGCTTAAGCGCTTAGCTTACATGCAAGGCGGAGCCGAAGGTGTCGAGCCAAACACTTACAAGAGTGAGGCTTGGGATAGAGGCAAGGATAAGCATATGCATCAGACAGGCAATATGGGCGGAGCTGATGGAGCCTTTCCTGGGGACAAGGAAACAAAGGAAAAGCTTAATCGAGCGTCCTACAATGGGCCTGCGCTAAGAACTAAGTTTAGTGTAAAGCGCAGATCAGACGGATCGGTTGATAGAGGAAATAGTGTTTTTGAGGTTTTTGCTGGAGATCGCAGAGTTATCGCTGCAACCGCAGGTCAGATATACCAAGATGAGCTTGCAGGAAACTGGGAGTGGATTTCTAGCCAGGACTATGGCCGGGAGGTTTGCTCGCAGATAAGAGAAGCCGGACTTGATAGAGTGGCTGAGCTGTTAAAGACGGCCCAAGATCTTCCCATGATGGAAGAAGGCGCTGCTCCACCCGAGCTTCCTCCTATGGATGATGCGGGTGCCATGCCCGAGCTTCCTCCTATGGATGATGCGGGTGCCATGCCCGAGCTTCCTCCTATGGAAGAGGGTGAAGGCGAAGAAGAAGGCGAAGAAGATTTGAGCCCATCGGAAGAGATTGAAAATAGGCTAGCAGACATGGAGGGGCTCCTTGACGAAATAAGGGACTTCGTGTCGAAGCTTGAGGACGAAAGGCTTGCTGATGTAGATGTTAATGTTTTCACCGGAAAGGGTAAGGACGGAGAAGAGAGTGTGGAGGCAGGAGATGGTGGCCTTGGAACTTTATCTTCAGAGCTTATTCGTGGCCTAAAGACTGCCTATAGAAGACTTGATAGCTCTGCTGATGAACTTTCTTTGGTTGCAGAAACTTATGACAATATCTCTAAGCTGTCTGCCGGAAACAGAAAGCAGTTTGTAAAGCTTGCGTCTGCAGCCGTAAAGGATGCGGATCATCTTACTGGAGAGTCAAGAGGTCTTATGAAATTAGCCATGTCGGAAATGGAAGAATTTGCTCGCGATGGCCAGAGCGATGGAGCTGAGGACGCCTTGGAGGATCACGCCGAGGTGCATACAGGTGCTGAGCCACCCGCATCGGTTCCGAATCCAGAAGGGGGAGACTTCGCTTTAGACCTTGCAGATGATGAAGAAGATGGCGAGTATGCAGAAGATGCTGATTATGCAGATGATGAAGAAGATGGCGCTTCGGACTCCCTTGTGGCAGAAGCAATGAACCTTAGACGCGCTAGAAGAGAGGCTATTTTGAAGCAATCTGAAGATAGATTTCTCGCAGAAAGAGCTGCGAACAGAGAGGCTCTCTTGAAGCAAGCAGGCGAAACGGACGAATCTGATGAAATTGCAGAGAATGCGCTAGACGATGTCGTTGTTGCAACAGAATCGACCAGAGAGAACCTTGTAAAGAATATTCTTGATTCGAAGGTTGCAGAGAAAAAGGTTGATGAAGAGCGAGAGAAGTACCGAGTTCAGCTAAGACGGGCATATGATGTTGGTCTTGAGATGCAAAGAAAGGGGCTTTTGGCTCATAGCAAAACTGCCTTAGATAAGCAGGTTGACGAGATAATGACTTTTGATGGCAATGCTTTTGAGGCTTTTAAGCGAAGCATAGGTAACGCCAGAGCTGTCAGTACCGTCAAGATTGCTTCTGATTTAGGGGGAGTTAACATTGGTGTCGAACCAGATCAGGCGACTACAGAGTCTTCTGGCAGGCGTATGACAGCAGACGCACTAACATCGATGTGGGAATAAGGAGGACAACATGCATAGTTTAAAACCATCTGGAGACAATATCGCTCAGGAGTTTTTAAAGCTCATTGGGCAGAAGAGTCTAGTTAAATCTGCTAATCTTTCGCTAGATTTGGTCGAGAATACTGATCCGATAGAGGCCGAGCTTGATAAAGTTTATGCAGATAATAAAGACAAAGATGTAGAAAAAGTTGCGTTGAATTGGGCGGAGCAAATGGAAGATGCTGTCCTCGAAAGTCCGGCGGCCGATGACGAGGTCGATGACGAATTTGCTGCTGATTCAGAAAGCTTTGCTATTGATGATGCAGATGACGGCCTTGATTTTGCTGATGATAATTTAGAGGATATGATAATGGATGAAAACCTTGATCAACTGAGCCCAGGAGTGAGCGACATTGATAAGGCTCTTGATTCCTTTCAACATACTGCCTCAGAGAAACAAGTTCTTTTTGGGTTGTCTAAGATTGCTGGAAGTCTAAGAACAAAGGGGGAGTCTTTTGCTGCAGATGTAGTAGAGGCCACTGCTCTTAGCATAAAGGGTGATTTGCAAAAAGATGCCAAAAGAAGAGCTACAGTTGTATCGGAGCTAAAGAAGCTTGCAAGCGAGTTTTACAAAGGTAATGACCCACTTGCGGGTGATATGGTTCAAGTTACAATAAATAAACTTGGAGGCTTTAAGCAGCCGGAAAAGCCTATAGAGCTTGATCCCGGAACACCTGTGGGAACGGGAGTTTCTGAGGAAGATGAAAAGCTTACCATAGAGTATTGGCTAGAAGAGTGCTCAAAGAAATTGAGTAAGCCCAGGGGCACAATTGGTGTTCAAAGATGTGCCAAGGCACATCTTAATAAGACAAAGAAAGAAAAATCGAATTCTTAATTGTCTAAGCTTTTAAATTGAACAATCTGAACTATTAATAGTAAGATAAAAGGGAGGGAGTAAGTGCCCTCCCTTTTTGATTTTTAGATATGGGAGAATTAATTGCTTAAAATTATTCACACTGGAAATGCTATGCCGATGGCTCTGCCGGTAGATCCTACCGCAGAGTTCGAGCCAGGTATGTTTGCTCAATTAGGCTTAATTGGCAATGATATCGTGGCAAGTATAAGTGATGGAACGGCACCTCTTGGGATCATAGATGATGTTAGAACCACGGCCTTTACAAAAGCCCAGGTTGATGAGGTTGTCAGCATAGAGGTTCAGGCCTCTGAGGTTGATGACAACGGAAAGAGGGTTAGTTCCACAGACGTAACTGGCGTTATGGAGTTTCCCAATATAATTCAAAAAAGTTTTACCTCTACAATATCAGTTTTACTGAACCCTGTAAATGGAGTCATAACAGTTCCTGCCGGAACAGAGCTTAATCATGACTCAACTGGTGACGGAACAAACGACTCTTTTACCATTGTTGTTAATTATATTTACAGAGTGGCAGGAAAGCCTGGGGACGATACTACGATAGGCAGCGGAAGAGTGACTTTGCATTATCAGAGAGGCATATATGCTACAGATCAGTTTGATACAACTCAAATTTATCCAGTAAATTCCACATTATACGTAGGTTTAGATGGAAAGTTAACTTCTTCACAACCTACGGATGCTCACCCCGGTGTTGCACTATGTACGGGCCCTCCGTCTGCGGCAATTGGAACTATAGAGTTCATGTTATTATAGGCTATGCTTAAACTACTAATTATTTAAAATGTTATTGATATTACAATGGAGGCTTTTTAATGTCTAAAAACTGGAGCAAAGAAGATCGTTACCACTTTGATAAAAGTGAGGTTATGCGAGGGCTCGAAACAATAGTATTGGACACAATTCGACGTGCAGATATTTTACAAGAAAAGATTGTACGATCAAAAGAAGAATTGGAAAAGAAAGCATTGTCGCCGGACGCTCAAGAAAAAGTTAATGACTTTAAGGCAATAGAGGAGGCTGCTAACAATGCAGGTGTTGCTGCAGGGGAGCTTCTTAGCAGTGCTGATGACGGGCCTGTCGACGAGGCTTATGATGGCCATTCAGATTATTCTGATGATGAGGTTGCAGAAGATGCTCTCCAAGATGAGGTTGTTGATGATCTTAGGGATTTAGTTGCAGCCGCTCTTTTAGATGGAAACATTAAGCTTGCATATAGAATAGAAAGAACTATTGACGAAATATTGGAGCAAGATACGCCATGTATATAAATAAAATAGAGGAGAGTAGTTCTGCAGATTTATTTTTCGAAGTGATGGCTAGATTTAACAATAGAGATAGCGCCGAAACGATAAAGAAATTCGCTGGATGGGAATCAAGCATGATCGGACGCCTGTCTAGGATCACAAATCCTGACCAGGCCGTGGGAGCCCTAAAACACCTTCGAAAGGGTGCCAAGCCTATCAGTAATACTATTGAGGAGGCCTTAGTTCAAGGTGCAAGAAAAACGTCATCACAAGCGTTACCTGAATTTTTTGGAGTTAGCAGGCTTATAAAAGGTGCAACTGAAGGCGCAAGAAAAAGGTCTTTTATTGAATTTAGAAACGAATTAGGCAAAGCATTAGACAATATGCTTATAAACGAAGGAAGGCATATAGATGATTATGTGGATGCGGCTGGAAAATTTAAACCAGCGGCGGTAGAAGATCTTCTGGCTGCTGGAAGAAGAAGTGGTAAGGCTGTTTCTGATGAAGCGTCAGATGAAATGGTTAACGCAATTTTGTCAGGAAAGGCCTTTAATCCTGCGAGCAAAGCAAACCCGGGGCCGGTGCAACGAAGCTTGGAAGAGGCGGCGGCAGCTCGTAAAAGCGGCAAAGCAGGAAAGAAAACTGTTCAAGAGGCCTTTGATGAGGCTAAATTGTCTGATGACGCAATAGAGGCCTCTAGACTTAAGGCTACCAAGCAGGCCGAAGAGTTTGGCGATGGCTTTCATGCTGTACAAAGCAGAACAACTGGTGAGTGGACTGTCGCTCGTAAGGCAGCACAGGGGGTTGATGATGTAGCAGATGCAAGAAAGGCAATAAAAGATCCGGGGCCCCTTGGTGATGATGTTTATGAGGCCGCCAGACAAGCTGGGTCGTTCAAGCACGTAGGTGATATACAGATTCTGATGCGAGGGGCGAAGTCAAAAAGAGTTGCCGGAACAGCGGCTGCAAAGTTTAAGAATGCCTTTTCCGAGCTAGATGAAGCAGTAAAGATAGCAAACAAGATAACTCCAGAGGCTGTGAGGCAAAAGGTCTTGTTTCATATCGAAAGTCTACGAACCTCTCTTACTCGAATGAGCACGTCAACAGGCGAGCTTAATCAGACGGTAAAGAATGTTGATTTTTCCGGTGCAATAATCGAAGAAGGCGCAAAAGTGAATGTGGGCATCTTTAACCGCAGTGCAAATGAGCTCATGGACGGAATGGATGCACATTTCAAAAGCACTATAAGCGCACTCGGTCAGGTAAAGAAGGCTAGGAAAGGGCTCAATGTAACTGGAGATGCTGTTAGCGGAAGCAGGGGCGCAGCAGCTGTCGGTGATACTTCAGCGACAGGCGGGAAGGCAACTAACACCGTTGGAGATATTAACCAGACTGTCAATATTGATGCCGCCGGAGTGAAGGCGGCTCTTGGGCTAGGCGATGAGGTGGTCGATGGAATAAGCCCCGCAATGAAGGCTTACCTGGACGCTAACCAGGCGGCTCTTCAGAAGCAAATTAATTTTATAGTAAATAACGGTAATGATTTGGCTTTGGAACTAAAGAATCTAAGGCTACTACGAGAGGCTGGCGGCGAAGGTGCTGCAGCAGCAGGAAAGCTTCACGATGACTTTGTTAAAGTTATCCAAAGAATGGAAAATATAGGCAATGTAAATATTTCAGGAAAATTACTTGCTGAACTTGCAGAGGCAGGCGTTAAGGTTGGCCCCAAGCAGACTAGTTGGTGGGGCAAGCTCGGAAAGGTTATTGCATACGGAGGTCTCATCACAGCCGGAGCAGCAGGAGGGCATTACCTATACAATAAGCTTAAGGGCAAGGATAACTCAGGCGGCGGTTACAACGGAACGAAGTATGGCCCTGATGGTGATCATGACGGCGATGGCATCCTAAATAGAGATGATCCAGATTGGCCGGGAAATCGCAGGAAGGAGACCGGAAGGCCAGATCCATACATAGGTGTGACGGACCCCGCAGCCAGAGAGTCTTTGGCGCAAGCCGATCCAAGGTCTGGAAAGTATGACCCCCGAAATGGTTGGCAGGCAGCAAATAATACCATAATGAATCTTGAGGCCGCAGGGAGCCATGGCGAGCTTAATGCTTATTTAAACGCTCTTCAGCTAGCATATAGAAAAAGATTTAGAATGAAGCTAAACCCTCCGTTTGTTGTTCCGGGAAGCTCAGTTCCTCTTTATTATGCCTTTTTAAATCAGCATAGAGCCCCAGCTCCAAATTTATCTGATCCAACCGGCAGAACCCTGAAGATTAAGGAAATGGTTTTGAATGATGGGCTCAGCGATCCTGAGGGGAAGGGGCCGGTTCAGGTTTTTGATGTAAATTATAGTCTTATGAATAATGATGCTCAAAGAGCTATCAATTATACTGCAGAAGAGACTGTAGCAAAGGGCCTTGCAGAAAGAGGCCACCATTCGTGGGATCCCCTTGGATGGTTTTCGGACAACCGACATAAAAGTAGACGCCGTTCTAGATCGCATTCAATGGGAGAAGAATTGAGTGGGGATTCAGATCAAGGAATCGGTGGCCAAAGATCCAGACGAATGTCTGATTCGGATAGACTTATGATTCAAAGAATTATGGACAGAAGAGGCAGCGATAGATTCTCTGACCTTATAAAACTTGCAGAGTTATCTGTAGCGGATAGCACTGAAAGATTAATAAAATTAGAAAGTTTGGCAAATATAGCTAACGATTCTACTAATATAACCAAAAATACTGATAATCAAACGCTTGAGAAAAAAGCAGATGATTTTTCAAAGTCATATTATAAAGATGCCGTAACGGATCTTAATAATACCGACAAAATCCTTCAATCTTATTTTGCAGGTCTAGGTGGACTGTACGACCAAAGGTTGGAAAAAAGAAAAGCTGATTTCAAAACCCTGTATAACGTGACTGACGAAACTGGAGAAGACTTAATACACTCGGCTCATCCAAAAGAGGTGGTCGTATCTGACTCGATTGGACGAGGTGGCTTGGTGGAAAATGGGCTTGAACAGAAGAGGCAGACACATGGAGTGGCCTTGAGTGCTCCAACAGGAAACTATAGGGCTAATTATGCCTCACGGCATGACGCTCTAAAGAAGCTAGTCAAATTAAGTTTTTCAAGTTAAAGTAAACCTAGACGATTATATCTAATGGTTAGATATAATTAAATGTAAAATAAAATTTCAAGGAGAAATAAAAATGGCTTTAAAATTATTAAACCCAGGACTGAGACCCCTTGGCATGTTTGACCTAGAAGACGGTGACGCAGGTTCTGTCGTAGGTGGAGAGTATTGCGAGCTTCAGTCGATGGCTGTTGATAACGTGGAAGCATACGCGGCTGACGTAGGTCAGCTTTCGGATACTGACACAGGCGTAAACTTTGCACTAGCAGCTCGAACTGCTGGGAATCTTGGCGGACTTGCTGATGAGGGGACAGATGAGTATGGCACTCTTTTTGGCAGCTTAATCGGTTCTAATACCGGTAGAGCGACCCAATCTGGCACCACTGGTGGTGCTGTTGTCATCGGCCCTAGTACAGATCGTGCCTCTGGCAAGGTTACTGTTTGGGCCCAGGCGGGTCTTTACGGAGTGAATGGTCAACATCCAACGGAACTTACTGCAGCACAGGCTAACGCCCCTCTGAGTGCATCAAATGCTGGGGTATTGCAGACCACCGCAAATGGGCATGATGTCGGTATTTATGTCGGTGCGATGACTGACAGTTCGCTTGTATCAACAACTAACGCAGCAGTTGGCCTAGCGGCAGCTGAAGAGTATCATGCGATATTCTTCGCTGGTAATGGCGCTGCTACAGACTTAACGGCATAAGGAGGATAATATGTCTACACTATTTAATACGCATGGTGAAATCAATGCCTCCAATGTTCAAGAGGCGTTAACACAAATTGTCAAGTATGCTTCGGTTATCGAAGATCTTCAGCCATCAAGCAATGCGCAGGCAACTGCTCCTAGCTTAAATGATGGTCAGAGAGATGAGATGATCAAGCAGGCTCTAATGACACAAGAGGGCAAGATTGCTCTCGGTCAGGCTATGGCTAACCCAATCCGTAGAAACCTCGATTATCAAGGCGTTGCTCGCAAGGCTCTTGTTGTCGATCCTCTACCTCAGGGTGCTCTACCTGTTTACGATCGTGATATTGATGTCGCGGCTGTAGTTGTTTCCAGCAATGGTTCAGCTCCTGAGTCGCGTGTCTTTGGCGATCGTGTGACCGTTCCGGAATTTGAGGTTGTCTCGAATCCGACTGTTCGCATTGCTGAAGTTAAGCGTCGTCGATTCAATGTAATCGATCGTGCTCAACAGAAGGCTCGTCAGGAAATTCAGGCTCAGGAAGATGCTAACGTCTTCTCGGCTCTTGAGTTTGCTGGTGATTCCACCCTCGGTGGTGAGAATGCTGCTGTTGACTTGTCTCCAGCTACCGCTGGAAGCTTGGACAAGAATGGTCTACTTAACCTTAAGCGACAAATTGATCGTTGGGACCTTGTTACTTCGAAGTACTTCCTCAACATCAATGAGTTTACTGACATTCTCGCATGGGAATCTGCCGGTAATGCTAATGGTGCTTCTCAGGTCGATCCTGTCACTCAGCGTGAACTGCTTCAGACTGGTCTTTATGGCCACATCTTTGGTGCCGATATCATCGTCTCCAAGGTTGTTCCGTCTGCCCGTGGCTTCGCTTGTGCTGATCCTGAGTTTGTTGGCGTGATGCCTGTCCGTCAGGACATTGAGGTGCTTCCCGCTGATGAGCCCAAGCAGCTTAAGCTTGGTTGGGTTGTCAATGAGATTATCGGTATTGGTATCGTTAACCCTCGTGGCGTTGCAACTGGTACAGTTGACTAAAAAAAACTTTTTTCTAAAAGTTAAATGACTTAAGGGGCATAGCAGTTTATTCTGCTATGCCCTTTTTTATATTAATTTTATAAGACTATATAGGGCGGTATAGAGCAAAGGTTTATTTATGATCTCAAGAAAGCTAGTAGAGCGAACATTTCTGATAAAAGGATCTCCACTTCCAGATAGGGCTCAAGATAGCTTTAGTCATCGAAGAGGCAAGAATGCCATTATCATGGAGGAGGACGACCCATCCGATAAATATGACACATTTTTTGAATACGAAGATGATCTTGCGGGCTTAAAGCCATCAAGCGAACAATATGCAGAAATGATAAATGATGAGCCGTATGTTATTCTTGAGGACAAAGATTCTGCCCCAGAAGATGTTGCGGAAAGCGAAGATAGCATTTTCCCTATTGTTATGGAGGAGGCTGAAAATATTGTTGAAAATGATAAGGCGGATAGAACCTACAGAGATGTCGTGGGCTTTGCATTTATACAGTGTGGGTTTGTAAAGACAGATGGAAATAGGTGCAAGAGACAGGCCCCTAGTGGTCAGGAAATATGCTCTGTCCACAGAAAATACATCGAAAAGCATAATTGTTGAAAAAATTATTCTATTAATTTATTACAATAATTTGATTACAACGGGAATGGAAAATGAATCAGTACGAAACATCAGATCTAGCATTAGCTGCTTATTTGACCTTTAAGGGGCTAAAGCTTCTTAGCGCGAAAAAATTGGCGTCTGGTCGATTTCAGTTCGTTATTGCTGACGAAAACGGTGAGGCTGATGCTTTATCTTTAGAATATTTTAGTAGTGATTTTTGCAGATTTGATAATCAGGTGAGATCCCTAAAGAAGCTTTTATATTCTAGTTAACAAATATGTGTTAAAATAAGGCGCTAAGAAAATATTTTTTTTTCTATTGAAAATTATTGACTCCCTAGCTCCTTTCTCTTTAGTTAAATAAATAAATCAGTTCGAAGTACTAATAAACAAGTTAATAGCGACAAAGTTAAAATTATCTCAGTTAACATTAGTTTTCGTTAGGTACGTAATAGATATACAAAAGGTCCTTGGCCTTTTTGTTTTTATCTTATATAACAAATTGTTTATCTAAGGAGAACTAATGTTTAACGACAATAAATCAAAACATATACCAAAAGTTAATTCTAATCAGTTTGCTCTAGAGGACTCTTACGTCAGGGCTGGAGAGCAATCAATCTTTTTAAGAGCAAGATCGCTTGTGGAGGTTTTCTTTTACGATGTAATTAATGGTTGGACTAGTGTGCGGACTATTGATGGCTCCTCTGGCGTCACAAGTGTATATTTAGATCTCTATCCGGCGGTTACTCATATTAATTTTACTTCAGCATCGTCTAAAAAAGTTGTTATGTACCGCCTGGAGAATGGGCTTTCCTCAGACGCCATAAGCCCTGTATCCGGAGAGGAAATAGCTCCCACGGAAAAGACTGCCTTGCAGGATCGAGTTGCTGACATAGAGGGCATGCGTCTTGTAAATAGAGCACAAGGCTTTGTGCCATCCCAGTCTCCTGTGGATCCCAGTGTATTTGTTGATTTTGGGTCAGATTTTTCAAACTTAGCCAATAAATCCCTTATGTTGTTCGTAGATGGTAAGGCACAACATGAAGATGCTTATGTTATTCATGAGGATGATGATGGAAGAATCAAATTTCTTAATGGAATAGCTCCATCTGATTTTGGAGTCAATATAAACATCGCAGTTTGGGAATAAGGAGAATAGAAAATGGCTTTAATAAAACACTTCCTCTTTGATGGCACCGATACCGGTATTAGCCTTGAGGGTAACGCTCAGGTAAACCAACCCGTTGGCGATCGTACTGCCGCGCATTTCGATGGAGGGTCAGAGACTTCGCTTGGGGCCGGCGACGGCACGCATATTACTGCGGATTCGAATTTATTAGATATTACATCTAATACTCAATCATTTACTTTGGGGGCTTGGATTAAGCCCACAAGCATAACTCAGTCAGGGGGCCCCGCCTATCGCTTTACTTCAATCTTTAGCAAGGGGATGGTCTATATGTCCTTCGGGTTTGAGAGTGATGGAAGATTAAAGCTTTACACTTATAACGCCGGCGCACATTACATTACCTCTAACAATTCTAACATTATTCAGACCAACGAGTGGCAACATGTTGTCTTAGTAAGTGATGGTGGTACTATTTCGATGTACCATAATGGCGTCTCTGTACCACTAAGCAGTACAGCTTTAATAGCACCTTCGTCCGAAGGCACGAATGTTGCTCCAAAAATTGGACATGCGGATACCGCTCAACCCGCCGATGGCTTCATAGGTCATATGGATGAGTTTAGAGTCTATGACCATGCCTTATCAGCCTCCGAAGTAGCAACACTACACTCAACTACGGCACAGGAGACCGATTATTTGGCTTTAGAAAGAAGTTCTATAGATGCCGGATACAATGGTGAAACGACACATTATCTGTCAGCAGATTCAGGCAATTTTGCTTTTGGGACAGATGATTTTACAATTGAGTGTTATCTTACGGTTCACGAAGCCGCCGGCGCACCCTGGAATCAAGATTATCTTTTTGACTTCAGAGGACATGGGTCCGATCTTGGCTCCCATACCACCCCACACCTGAACACTTGGTACGACCCGGCCGGAGGGTTCCAGCTTCATGTTGGTTCACCAGCTGCTACGATTTGGGGCCCAGGGACTCCAAGCGCTCAAGTTACTCCAGGGGTTAGGGTCCATTATGCATTGGTGAGAGAGAATGGTCAAGTAAGTATGTACCTCGATGGCACCGTAGTTGCATCTGCAGCTATGCCTCAAGACTTGTCAGCAGACTATCCAATTACAATTGGTGCCAATGCCGTCGATACTCATGTCAACCATCAGGCCTCAGTTACTTTGGAGAACTTAAGGATATATAACGGCTATGCGAAAACTATCGTGCCAGACACCCTACCGCCAGTAATCACAGTTCTAGGCGATAGCTCAATGACAATTTCAGAAGGCACAACTTATACAGATGCTGGAGCAACAGCAGTAGATAGTATTGATGGTGCAGTAGCAGTTGTGACGACGGGAGGGGTGGCTCAAGATGCATCAGGAGCTCAGCCGGGAGTCTATACGATCACTTACACTGCAATAGACGCAGCAGGCAATTCAAGTACAGAAACAAGAACAGTTGTAGTCGAGAGAGTTGTGCCGTCATGGGCAAATGGAATGACAAAAAGATTTGATTTTAGCGGAAACGCTAATGATGAGTTCGGGGGCCCCAGTGGAACCCTGGAGGATCCAAATAATACATTTCAATATGTCGCAGACAATGGCGTTATGGTTGCGGATTTCGATGGCGATAATTATGTAAATCTAGGCAACTGCAATCTCAGCGGCTCATGGACAATTGCGACCTGGATAAAGACGGATTCGTTGAATGCGGATAAAGCATGGCTTTCTACAACCCCTTTTCAGGCATCTCAGGGACACACCTTGCATTTCGTAGCGCAGAACGGCGGCGATAGGATTAGGCTTGGATATTGGAGCAATGATCTAGACGCCAATGAAGCAGGCCTGATTCCTTTAGGCGTATGGACTCATGTTGTTATGTCTTATGACTCCAGCGCAGACTGGTCTTCTATATATGTTAACGGAGCTTTAAAGGCTGGGGCTCCTGGGCCAGGCCCCTTCTTGCCAGAAAACGGATCCTATGAGGTTGTAATAGGTTCATGGCCAGGCTTTGGCGTGGGTGGCTGGGACGGAAAAATAGGACATGTTGCAATTTGGGAAGGAGTCGCCCTTGACGCCCAGGGGGTGGATGATCTGCATGCTTTAGGCAGAGAGCTGCCTGCAAAAGCGACTCTTACCGTAAATGGTCCATTCGGTTATAATTCTGATTCCACTGGAGATGGAACGCTCGATGCTTATGAAGCGGTGCAGCAAGATGGCGAGATGACCATTCCTGCGTCTTCATTTTCGATTACAGCAACGGACCATGATGGGATAGACCTGACTAACCAGGTTGAGGTTTTCGATGCGAATGGCCAGCCTGTTGTTTTTCCGGATTCTTTTCCAATTGGTCTCAATTATTTAACGTTTGTAGTGGTGGGTGAGTCCGGCGCTCCAACTTTTGAGACCAGAGCGATAATGATTGTAGATACAATGAACCCGAACTCGATAACTATACCCGAAGGAAATGTCGGACCAGGATCCTCAGATATGACTATGGTTCAAGGTGATTTTAATACGTTCCCTATGGCTACTGCAACTGACTTGGGATACGCTAGCAATACATTAACATGGTCTATTTCTTATATCGATACCAACGGTGCTCCTCAGACTGCGTCACCTGGAGACCCCATTCCTGCTACCTATGAGGGTATCACGACGTACACATATATTGTAACGGACGGTTCTGGTAATTCCAGTACTGCGGACATGACAGTCACTGTTATGGATAACGGGGACGTGACACCTCCTACAATTAACCTGCTTGGAAGTCCCAATGAAGTCGTCGAAGTAGGCTCCGGACCTTGGCAGGACGCTGGGGTCTTCGCTGTAGACAATTTCGATGGAGTTATAACTAACGTAACAGTAAGTTACACTGACTTCCAGGGGCAGAGCGTCGGGAGTATAGATACTACAGCGCTGGGTTCTTATAATGTTATATACAGTGTATCTGATACATCCTTTAATACAGCGACAATATCTAGGACAGTCACTATTGTAGATTCAACGGCTCCTGAGATTACTATTCTCGGAGAGAATCCAGTATTGGTTGAGATTGGATCAGCAGGCTATAGTGATGCTGGAGCAACTGCCTTAGACGCTGCAGATGGAGATTCGACAGGAGGCATAATAACGAGTGGGTCTGTAAATACTAATGTGCTTGGAAATTACAGCATTATATATAGTGTAACTGATACCTCGGGAAATACTGCAACGGCGACTAGAACAGTTGTTGTTGCGGATACAACAGCTCCCGTGATTGTTCTAAATGGAGATGCTATTACAAGTCATGCGCTAAACTCTGGGCCTTACGTAGATGCGGGAGCCGTCGCCATAGACTCTGCAGAAGGAGATTTGACTAGCAGCATAGTAACAAGCGGATCTGTAAATGCTGATGTAGTGCAAGATTATTTTATTACATATGAGGTATCTGATTCTTCAGGAAATACCGCAACAGCAACCAGAAAAGTATCTGTTGTAGCTGTTGTCAGTGAAAACAATCTTGTGTTTTCTGATTCAAAAAATTGGCAAAGAATGTCCGTGACCTCTGTGGCTGGGGATAATCATGTTGATAACGGAACAGGAATAAATGTTGACGAGGAACACGCTGTAGTTATAAAGGCCAAAGAAGCTATAGTCGCTTCGATTAGAAGCGAAAGAGATCCGAATAAATGGAGAGATATTCTTATCCCCTCTGATACTTTGTTTTCAATAAATGTATCGCGAGCAGACCTTCTGAATCTTAAAACATATTCAGCTAATTCAGCCGGGGTAAAGATTAAGTCTATAAATAGGGCCTTTTCCTTGGAAAATACTCAGCTCGAAGATGAAGTAGATGCGGCAGAGGGTGAGGGTAGGGCTTTTAAGTGGTTGCCAAAAATTACAGTTATTTCAAATGTTTAGGTTAAACTTTTATATATTCAATATAACAGATGCTTGCACGGCAAGTATTTAGAAGGAGAGAAATATGCCACCGGCACCCGGAAATACATTTGAGAACGCGTTTATAATTTATGAAGATTACACCAATATCACTGATATTAATGGAGCTCAAAGTATAGCTTTGAAGCTAGACTTTGATACTTCAGGTGGGCTTACACTCCTGCCTGAAGGTGATTTATATTCAGTTAGATATCTAGGTTGGCCGTCAGATGTAGGCAATGGGCCTAATGAACTCTGGCATACATACTTTAATGAGTGGGTCGTATTAATAAACAGTACTCTTCAGAGTCCAGACCCTGCCTACGCATGGTCAAATGTTAAGATCAGAGCAGAGCACCAATATACAGGAGATATCTTTTATTTTCATATATCAGATACTGCTCAGGCCGCAGGTCAGATGGTCATGGAGATTTGGGATAGCACTGAGACAACGTTAGAGTTTAGCTCGGAGACGGATGGGCCTGCCGACACTCGATGGGTAAATAACCAAGTTGGCTTAAGAGTTGGCGGCTTCTACCCTGTATATGAATCTCAGTCGACAGCTGAGGCGGCTTCCCCGGTTATGACGGCATCATATTACGGCCAAGGACGTTATCTACCTGATGGACTTACTGCTGGGGTGAATATTTTCTATGGAACTTTAGGCATGGCCAGCTGGATTAATATGAACACGAACCCGCCGTCACTATACGATATGGTTGGGACTTCTCATGGAGTTAATAATGGAGGTGTCTTTCGAAGCGTTTATAAAACGCCACCAGATCCTATTAATGGAAGAAGCGCAATTCAATTTTCTGGAAATGGGACCACTGGGGCTTATGCGGAAGTGCCTCATGATGATCTTCATAATTTTAGCAATAGAGCCTTTACTGTTTCAGTCTGGTTTAAGGCAAATCAGAATGGCGTATGCTCACAAAGTGTTGCTGGACACGAGAGTGATAGGTCGCTCTGCGAGGGAGCGGGGCACACATGGTCATACAATCAGCCGTTTATATGGTCAAAGGGAGATCTGGGCGGCGGTGTTGATACGGCGTCTTTTATAGGCCTTGGTCAAAACATCAATGGCATGTATGATTATATTTCGTTGCTGTGGAGAGATAGTACCGGGGCGGTTGTATATCAGATTGACTCTAACAACCCTCTTGCAGGGGATGATCTGTGGCACCACGCCGTAGTTACATGCTCCCCTAATTCTATGACTGACTCTACTTTGAGGCTTTTTATAGATGGATCTATGCAGGGAGAGGCTTTGGTGAGTAATGCGTATTTTACTTCAGTAGAACCTATGTATCTTGGGCGGGGAGCGATGACAGCCGGAGGCCCTATTAACTATTACGATGGCTTTGTAGATAATTTAATTATATTTAAGACCAACCTTGACTCTGATGATGTTCTTGGTCTGTATGCTGAGAGCATTGAGATTGATCCAGCTAATATACCGACGATATCTTTGGACCAAGTTACTGCTAACTTAGGAGATACCCTGACCGTATCTGTTGACCTCAAAGGAGGCACTTTAGAGGAATTCTATTGGACCAGAAAGACTGGGGAAAACGAATGGGCGGTTCAGACCTACCCCATGACTGGAGGTGTAGTAGACTACACAATTACCGCCGCAGACTCCAGCGAAATAATAAGATGTACGATGAAGGTAGACGGCAATTATTATAGAACTTCTGAGATATCTATAGGCGACCTGTCCGGTCAGCTAGAACCTTTTCAGAAATTTGGATACTGGCCACTCTTTGGTACCACAGAAGAGGCGGAGCTTTATCCGCTTGGGAACGGCGGCTACCATACACACAACTTCGGCCCAGGTGAGCCGACGTTTTACATGCCTGAGGGATTGACCCTCGGAGTTAACAGTTGGCATGAAGACTATGGGCTTCACGCTTACTTCCCCCTCGATTCAGACGGCATAGACACAGTTTCAAGCATTCAGCTTATTGGCTCTGGAAGTGTTACCTTTGACACTTTTGAGGGAAGAGATTCTGTAGAATTACATGATTACTCTGGCACCTCCGGAAAGCTTTTGTCGACTACCAATAATGATTTAGATATTGGCTCAAACAGCTTTACTATATCTTTTTGGGCAAACATTAGTGCGGATAATACGGCCTTGCTAGGCAAAACAGCGCCCGACCTCGTTGGATATGAGGTTTATGGGAGTGGCGATAAAGTTAGGGTCAGCTTGTCGTCTGTGGCCGGAACAACCATTGATTTGGAAAGTAGTCCAATCACACATAATGTTTGGACTTACATTTCAGTTGTAGTCGATAGGGAAAACGATGAGGCTATTCTATATATAGATGGAGCCTCTCAAGGCGCGGGGCCTGAGGACATAAGCTCCCTCGGAAGCCTGGCAAATAATACGCCATTTATGATAGGGGAGAGCTTTAGGGGCGATGTTTACTCTCCCGGAACGCCGGGGCTACAAATAGATGATATAACATTCAGCTCTAGAGCAATGGACGCCGAAGAGGTGAATTATTGGCATAACGCAGGAATAGTTGGGCCCCCAACAGTTCCCCTTCAGGTAAGTATGTGGGACACTTATGGTGATGGCTGGAACTCTGGAAGTGTTACCATTAAAGATGATCAGGGGGCGGTAATCGCTACCTACACAGGGCCACTTGCTTATGGTACTGGCGCGTGGGATCCCACCCTCTCCGTCTCGGAAAATCAAGAGTCAGGTCAAGCGGTCGTAGTCGAGACTCTTGATGTTCCAGATAACGCTATTTATAGCTGGGAGGGCACGAATGGCCAATACCCCAGTGAGATAGGCTTCCAAATACAGGACCCAACTGCTAGTGCGTCTGAGGACGAATACCCTGTATATTTTCAAAATATGCAATCCGCGACTCAGTCCAACTTTGTGGTGGGAACTTTATCTGTTCCGATAATAAATGCATATATTGACTCTTTTCAAAATGATTCTGTACAATTACAGACAACTTTTAGCAATATTCCTTCGACGGGATCATGGGTATACAGAGTGGACAATGTTGTTCCAGATAGCGATGGATCAGTTAATAACTTTGTAGTAGGCGAGCATTACAGCAACTCTGGCGCAGCATCTGCTCTTCAATCTCTAACATCTACCTCACCCGTTTCCGTGGCCGTAACGCCCGGACAGAATATTTTCTATGTTGCAGCAGTCGATGCGAGCGGATATGTATTGGCAGTGAGCCCTCAGATAGAGAAGTGGACCGTGGCGGTAACCTTAGAGATGCATATGGGCGACTCCTATGGTGACGGCTGGAATAGTGCGAATTTCAGACTATTCGATTGGGACAATGTGCAAGTATTTGAGAGCACTTTATCCAGTGGTTCGTATCAACTTGAAACATTTCAAGTGGATGCGGCTTTATCTGCAGATCCCGTAGATCCGAATACTCCGGAAATTGGGGACTTCTTTTGGTACATTACTGAAGGCAACTATCCATATGAGATATCTGCATCTCTAGTGAGAGTAGACGATGGCTCTGTTATTTTTAATGTTGCACCTGCCGACGCCCCGGTGGCGGGCGGATTTAAGGCGCAAGGAAGCTTTAGGCTGGGACCAACTCAGGCAATACCTAGAGTTACTTCTACAGCAACTATTTCCGGTCTTAAGACCATTACTTTAGATGCGACATTTAACGCTGAAGCACTTGCTGCTGGAGCACTCAATTGGTCTGCGTCCTTTGAAGATTTTGGCGAGATAGGTCATACGATCAACCGCTTCCGTCCTCAGGTCCAAGGAGGAACAAGCCTTAGCCTTATGCTGCCTAATACTGGTGCGGTTGTTATTTATCTGGCTGCAGTGGATGGAGCCGGAGTGATTGTTGCAAAAGGCTCCTTAACTTCGATATATGAGTTTCCCTCTATTGATTTTCAAGGGACTTTAGGCGGGTGGTACGGTGTGGCCCCTATGACAAATAAATTTATAGAAGATGGCACTGTAGGTGATACTCCTTATCAGGAGGGCGTGCAGCTTTCCAATCTCACCGGGGACTATGATGGTACTTTCGTCGGTCCTTTTATTGTTCAAAAATATGTAGGAGTCCCCCCTGTATTTGATTGGGACCTCTATGAGTGGGCCTCCGGCCCCCATGAGGCGTTATGGGTCGATATCGGCCCGCTTGATGATATTGACGAACAAATATTCTACCCTCGCTCAGAGCTGGAGGACGCCCTGATCCGAGCAAAGGGAACTCTTGATAGTGGTGATATAGTATATTCAAATGAAGTAAATATCTTAGGGCCTTCTAACGCAATCTCTGCAAAATATATTCTTTCTTCAGATGTTAAGGATGGAACCGGCAATTACGATGGTCTTAACTTGCAAAATAATAGCTTTGTCTTTGATGAGGAAAGCGCAAGGAATGTTTTAGAGATTACTAATAATTCATTTGAGTTACCCCATAACGGAGGCCTTTCTGGTGCGGAGACAGCTTATACGATAAGCATGTGGGTAAAGCCAGACGCCGCTCTGTCTGGGCATGCGATGATGCTAATGTCGGACTATCAGTCAGGCGTTGCTGATGATTATTCGTTTGAAATATTTATGGATGACGAATGGCGCATTCATGTGAGGCATCAGCAGCTCGGCAATGGTTTTGTCGAAGAAGTTATTTTCCCTGAGCAATTGCAGCAGGGGCAATGGAATCAAGTAAGTCTTTTCTGGGAGCATGAGAATCATGTCCCGTATATCGAGTATGGTCCGGATGACCAAGAGCCTACCGGCATTTGGGCGCTCATTAATGACTCGAACCAAGGACCAACCGCGCCTTTGAGCGGACTTGTGCTTTCGCTACCGAATGCTCGCAATTTAAAGATTGGAGATACAGCTTCGTCCGGAACTATTCGAGACGACGGTCTAATGTACATAGGCTTTGTTGGACAGATCGCTGATATATTGATGTGGAATAGAGCGCAAACCTGGTACCACCTTGATTCCATTCAGCATGCCGCATGGCAAAATAATATGCTTCTTCCTCCAACAGACAACCTGGCCCCAAGCATTACGTTGCATGGATCATTGCAGCCTGTTGTTCCACACGGATCTGCTCTTCCTGACTTTACGCCAGGTGGACCTCAGGGCCCCGGTCTCTTCGGAGCCTTTGCGTCTGATGAAAGAGGCATCGATGGTTATGCCCTTGATGTAAGCGGTGAATTTACAGGTTGGGATGTTACCGAAGATATAGTTATGTCCGAAAGCCCTATCAATACGTTTATAGATGGTAACTACACTATAACTTATGATATTACGGATGAGGCAGGTAATGCGGCTCCACAAGTAGCCAGAGTGGTTCAGGTGAGAACGTTTGATCAGATTTCAAATGATGATACAAGTTTGGATCCGGCCAGTGAGGCATCAGGGTGGTTGACTACTGGTCTGAACAACATTCCCGGTGATAACTTTCATTATTATAGTGATTTAGACGAATTAAGCGACGGCTCTCTTGAGCCCAAATATTTAATCGATTGTCCTACAAGTGCAAGTTGGGACGGCCTTGAACAAACTAAGACATATTCTGGGCTAGATGCACATGATTATGTGAGAATAAGGTTTAAATATTATTATATGAACCAGCTACCACCTGCAGGGATCTTAATTGATGGTGTATTTGCATATGAGATTGGTGTTTGGGAGAGCCTCAAGCCATTATCGGTGCCATCCGCTGGGCAAGGCTACTCCTCTCAGAAATTTGTAGAGATAGACTTTATCCACCCTCACTTTGGAGATGGAGTTGCTGTAGGCACAGAGCTGGAAATGAAGATCGTATCTGCTAGTTATACTCAAGATCAGCGAACAGCATTTTCTCCAGTCGAGATATCCTTGGGGTCGATAAAGGCTTCACAGGTCCAGGTGGAGTATTCTGTGGACCTTTCAGCTGACGACCGGTACATGGTCTTCTTGAATGGTAAATTTGTACCCCCTGCACAGTATACAGTTGATAATGGAAAGATAACATTTATTCCGGAAGAAAGATATGATGGAGAGCTGATGCCCGGAGATGAAATTACATGTGTTGTGGTGACATAGTGTGGATTCTGCGCTCATCAATAAACACAATAAGCTTTATTACAAAGCAATGTATTTAAATGCTGAGCTAAAAGAGGTAAATGTGATTTTTGAACAATGTAAGAAAGAATTTTTGATTGAAGCGTCAAAGAAGAAGAGGGGGCCTGCTGGCGCATCCTTGACTAAGGCTACGAATCGTTTGACGAAAGATTTGGGTGATATTTTTGCTTCAAAAAACAATAATCCTGACTTATCTAGTTTGAAAAAATTGTATAGAAAAATTATGCTGAAAGTTCACCCGGATAAGCTTGTGCTAGTAGAAGATGAATCTGTGAAAAATATGTATTCTGATATATGCTCTAAAACAATGAACGCGATGGACACTGAAAGTTGGTATCTGTTATTTGGAGCAGCTATAGATCTTGGAATAAAGGACATAGAGATAAGCAATGATCACATTAAGATGTTAAAAGATGATTGTGAAAAATTAGAATCTAAAATATCTGAAATAAAAAAAAGTATTCCTTGGCTATGGTTCCATTCTAATGATAAAATAAAAGAAAAATGTTTAAAGCAGTATGTAAAAATATAACCCAAATATAGCATCTATTAATTAGATCAAGTTTGTTGAAAAGTAAAGTCTCTTATAGCTGCTATATTTACTCCTTATGTTAGATTACAGTTCCTTATGTTAGATTACAGTTCCTTATGTTAGATCACACCCTGAGATGGTAGTTTATCTAAAAGGTTTCGTTAACATAAAACAAAAACTATAAAGATATAAGGAGAAAATATGTCTAATCATAATAGATTTGTAACTACTATCAGCGCCACACAGGCCATGCGCATCTTCAAGGACTCAACCTTCGTGCAAGATGCAGACGCCGTTGTTGATTTAAGTTACTCTGCATTGCAACTTGAGGAGCTGAGAGAAGCCTCTGGGTTTACTGAGGATATAAGAGGCGATCGTCAATTCGATGCAAGCGCCTCGGTGGATGTCCTCCCAACTCTTTACGACGAGACCGGCGCTGAGCTTCAGGTTGGTATTGATATTTTACATGGAACAAAATCCCTTTGGGATGGCTTAATTAAGCTGCAAAGAGGTGACGAAGCGCTTTCGCTTCAGCACTCAACTGATATAGCCACTTTAGAGCAAGGCATGGTTATCTTAGAGAATAACCTATTGGCGCAGCATTCAATTGATGTTGTTACCATTGAGCTTGCACATTCAATTGATGTTGCTAGACTTGATGATCTTGAGCTTGCACATTCAAATGATGTTGCTGCCATTGAGCTTGCACATTCAGTTGATGCTGCTAGACTTGATGACCTTGAAGTCCAACACGCAAGTGATATTAGTGATCTTGACCTTGCACATTCAAATGATATTGTTGCAATTGAGTTTGCACATTCAACTGATGTTGCTAGGCTTGAGGATGCAGATACACTTCTGCAGAGTAACATTGATGATCTTGATCTTGCACATTCAAATGATGTTGTTGCAATTGAGTTTGCACATTCAGTTGATATAGCAAATTTGGATGGCCGCATTGATGGGCTAGCGATTGACGCTGGTGGTGCAGTGGGAGATCTTGCTCTTCAACATTCAATTGATGTTGTTGCTATTGAGCTTGCACATTCAATTGATGTTGCTAGACTTGATGGCCTTGAAGCCCAACATTCAGCTGATGTTTCTACGCTTGAGGCTGCAGATGCAGTTCTGCAGAGCAATATTAGTGATCTTGACCTTGCACATTCAACTGATATGGTAAACCAGAATCTTCGGATCACTAATATTGAGAATGGAACAACGCCAGCCGCAATAATTGTCCGAACCGACGATCTGGAAACTGAATTTCAGTCCTACATCGAGAGCTTGCCTGACGAATCCGCAGTACCACGAGGCTACTCTTACTATGCCAAGGATACAAACTCTCTCTTTGTCTGCGTGGAAGATGTAGATGGAGTCGACTTTGTCCCTCATTCGGGCCTAGCAGCAGAATGGACGACCAAAGGGTTTATTAAGCTCCCCCACTTCTTGGCAATGGATGAGCTACATGATGCCATTGAGCTTCAGCACTCAGTTGATGTGGTAGATATTTTTGAGGCTATTTATGCGCTTGACCTTGCACATTCAAATGATATTGTTGCAATTGAGCTTGCACAATCAGTTGATGTTGCTAGACTTGATACCCTTGAAGCCCAACACTCAACTGATGTTGCTACTATTGAGCTTGCACATTCAATTGATGTTGCTAGACTTGATGATCTTGAGCTTGCACATTCAAATGATGTTGCTGCCATTGAGCTTGCACAATCAATTGATGTTGCTGCCATTGAGCTTGCACATTCAATTGATGTCGCTAGACTTGATGACCTTGAAGCCCAACACGCAAGTGATATAGCTACTCTTTTTGCCACAGATGCGGCGATGGAGGTTACACATTCAACTGATGTATTCAATCTTGGAGAGGACATTAGTGATGTCTCTGATGATTTAGCCTTATTGAGCGAAATACATACATCTGAAATGCATGGACTTGAGGTTACGCACTCAACTGATATAGCTGCACTTATGCTTCAACACTCAACTGATATAGCTGCACTTGAGGTCACTATGAATACTTTTGACGCAGGCTTATACCCGCTATTTATATCTAAGTACTTGAGTGCTACGGTAGCTGCAGGGGATCTGTTTGGTGAGTCTGTATTTAATCATGGATCTGGATCTTTATCTGACTATGTTGATGCAGAAGGCAACCCTCAGAGCGGCTTTATATCCCTAAATGCGGCAGACCCGTATCTTTATGCTGGTAAAGCTGAATTGTATCTGAATGGACTTAAGATGAAGCCAGGTAGGGCGTGGGCGCAGGATATTGGCGGAACTTGGTATCAAACCGAGTTGCTAAGCGTTGTTGACGTAACAGAAGTTGGGTTTAATGTGTCCGACCTTTGGGAGGACCCCAGCTCTTGGGGCGGAGCACCGGGAACGAAGCCTGATTACTATGGAGCTGGATTTGAAGCCGACTTTGTTATAGATGGAACTGCAGCCGCCAATGGCGGCCCTGGGTTACGCTTCCTCTTGGCTCTTGCGCCGACAGATGTTGTAGAGCTTAAGTTCTAAGCGAACTTTAAAAGACCTGCTGAATTAACCGAGGGGCGGGGACTTTGTCCCCGCCCCTTTTTAACGTCATATAATATGCTAATTTTTACAATATAAATGAAATGATTTTCACAAGGAGTAGATATGAGTTTAGAAGATAAAGTGGATAGGCTTAAAAAGGTAACGAGTCTCTTTGATCAATTCGTAGATCATATATCTGAAGTTAGGGCGAATATAGATAGTCAAAGTCAATTTTCAGAAGGATACGCAGCATGTCTATCAGATATTCTTGAGGCCCTAAGAGAAGATAAGGAATCTGAGATAATACAAACTATCAAAACGAAAATAGATATGGATTCCAGAAGAAAGGTTTTGGATGAATTATCCGAGGGGCTTATTAATCTTCAAAGTGCCTATAAAAACATATTAAGCGAGGATTAATATGCCGAGCATTTTAGTCAAGCCCAAGGAGATTGTTTGCAAAGAAAGGGCTACTATAGCTGCTGATAAAAAATATGATAGTATTATTCTAAGCAAAAGAGAGGAATACTCTAGAGAGAGAAAGGTTAAGGTTATGCAGCAGATAATAAAGCTTTCTAGGGAAAAGATAAAATTTTATAACGAAGCATACTCTCATTATATGGAGAATTATACGTATGCAGAGGACTCTCTGTCTGATAAAATGCCAGAAAAGTGCAAAAGAGATTCTGGACTAAAAGCATTTGCAGATTATATGATAGAGCAGCTTTCAAAAATTTAGGGAGAAAAAATGGCAACAGGCACTATTCACAGATTCCCCGAAAAAAGTGATGATGGATCAATAGAGGGGAGGAGGCGAGTCAAGGACTCTGACGGAAAAATAGAAGAAATAACTGAAATTATATTTTCTTCTGACTCTCCAACGATTACGGCTAATTTTACAGATGAAATAAATAATCTTATAGTAAGTGGGGAAATAGAAATACCTGGAGCAGATGTTGTAAATAGTCATATAGTGGATATATCCGATCAGTTGGAAGAGGCAAAGTACGAGTATAATTTTGTTGATAAGGATGGAGCGCCCGTTGAATGTGGAAAAATATTTAGAATATTTTTTAACGGAATGAATGTAACGGAAGATGTTGACATATCAGAAGATAGGCTCTCTTTTACTTTTATAAATCTTTATGGAGACGCTGTGTTTGGATCTGATAACACACGTCTTGTTATTGATTTTATAGGCGAATAACAGGAGGTTTAATATGGCAATGGGAAGTTATGCGCTTGGAGCAACAGTAAGGGTGCCCTTACAGGTTACTGATTCTGGGGTTCCATTTGCAGAAGATGTTAGTCCTATGATTAAGCAAATTGTAAAGCCAGATAGAACATCTGCTTTTGACTCACCTAAGCCTATGCTTGCGCTAGATCAAGATTATGGGACTTATTATTATGATTATACTCCCGATGCGGTTGGCGATTATGTGGTAATAATAACTTATACGTTCGAAGATGTTGAGTTTTCTGTTATTGAAAATTTTACGGTTGGAAGGATCATCAGCATACCTAGGGCAGAGGCAAGATAATGGCAAATAACAGAAATCAAGCAATACGAGGCGAGTCTGTAGAGCTTAGCATACAATATTATGGCGTTGACGGGCTCCCTAGAGACTCAGATTCTACACCCGAAATACAAATTACAGATATAAATGGAGATATTGTTGTAACAACTACATCAACTGGAGTTACAAGAGAAGATAAGGGTCTCTATGTATATTCATATGATGTTGGCGCTGCGGTAGATACGGGACTATGGACAGATTATTGGACTGCAGATATTGGTGGAGCAGCAATTGATAGCGAGTTTAAGTTCCTTGTCACTGGATCTCCATCTTCTGAGGCAGGGGCTGCTGAGCCAGGAACTGTTGCGCTAGGTGATGAAGTTAGTTTTGACTTTTCCGAAGCAGAATTGGTTGGGCTAAACATTCTTTTAAAACACCTAAAGTCTAGACTAAGATCAGATGGAAAAAAACCTTCTAGAGATGAGTACGGTGCCTTTATTACTGATGGATACGGTGAAATTGTAATGGAGGAGTGTAATGTTTTTTCTGATGAAATTTTAGCGTGCTTCCTATCGGCAGCTCTTTCGGAATTTAATATGGTTCCATTTTTCTCATCATTTATTTTTTCTGATGAAATAATTTACAAAACATTTTCACATGCAGTTGTGGAGGGGGCATATATTTTGGCCCTGTCTTCCCAAGCACTGGTCGAAAAGGGGAGGGACTTTACCATTAGCGATGGAGGAATTTCCTATCAACCGCCAGCATTGGGAGACTTTATCAATAGTCACTATCAAAACTTTATGACTTCATATAGAGAGAGGTTAAAATTTATCAAGAACAGCATAAGACCTAATCCAACATCATTTGGCACGTTTACAAATTTAAGTTCTGGCGCGCCAGCCTTTGTCAGGTTAAGGCATCTGCGTTCTAGAAAGATCATTTAACCCACTTAAGGCTATCTGAAGATGGACTCAGTTAATTTTCGATTAAAAATATTAAGTGATTTGGCCTTAAAAACGGCAATGCTTACCCATGGGAGTGGGGATATCATTATTGCGTATAGAGGAAATATTTGGCGCTTTAATAGTGAAAATATTTATGATGCGTTAAAAGAGGACGAGATTGAGGAGATAAGCAAAAGCTTAGGCTCAGGCATAAGCTCTTCTGAATGGGAAACTCCAGACGAATTAACTGATGAAATCAGAGATAATAACAGGCCTGATATTTTAGTAGGAAGAATTGATGGCGATATATATAAAACCTTATATTTAACTAATTATTCGGGCTTTACCTTAGATCCAAAATCGTCAATTTTAATCAAAAAAATTGTAAAAGAATTAGATCTAGACAATGTTGTTTATTCGAGTCAAATCGATGATCACGATTTTGGGGTTAGCAAGTGGGAGGCAAAGGGTCAGATTTCAGATGTTATGTTTCATGGAACTACAACAAAATATTTGGGGGAAATACTAAAAACTGGAATAAGAGCAGGCCGATCTCAATCCAATTACGAACAAATTGTTCATCCAAATCTTATATTCTTCTCGTCTAGGTTTGATGAGGCTCAACATCATTCTGTGCATACAGCGCAAAAAGTTGGAGGAGATCCAATGGTGATAGAGCTCGCTGTTCCGGATAAAAATTTATTAGTTCCAGATTATGATGTTGATGCGCAATCTGGAGAGACAAATATATATGATTACATTTCAGAGGAGACAAGAAATTCTTCTGCTAATTATTCCTCTATGACTGGTTCGGCAGACGCGCTATCAAGAGAATTTGGAATATATGGATACAGGGGCAGAATTTCTCCAAAATTTATATCCTCATATCATATACTTACAAATGCAGAAGAGATGTTTTCAAGCGATGAGCTTTGGTATCAAGACGCAAGATCTTTTTATGAGGCAACGCCTGAAGAGGCAGGAATATACTGGGATACGAAAAATGACTATGGGGTCGGACAGTATGAAGAGATGGAGGAGTATGAAGAAGAGGATTGGGCATCTGACGCCAGTAGGACTTATAAAATTGCAAAGCTTTTAAAAATATCTGAAAAAATGGATGCTGATAATGTTCGCCCAAATGATGTTATAACGGTTTTTCATGGTACGACTTTAGCAGATTCATACGAAATGATTAATGGGTTTGATGCGAATAGGATTAGACCAAGGCTTTATGGAGGCCCAAAACATGCTGGAATTTTTGTAGCCCCATCAGAAGAATCGGCAGAGAAATTTGCAAGCTATGGAGAGATAATTTTAGAGATTGATGTAAGAGCGAAGTTTCTTCATGGAGTTGATTATTCTGGAAACATAGGCAGAAAAAGCGATCCACATGCTCATGCAGTTGATTGGCATAAGGCCGAGATGAAAGCTAGAATAGAATGGGCAGAAGAGGCCTTTCCGGGTAGCTTTCGACCAAGGCTGTCTCAAACTTGGACTCAAAGTAGCGAACCTCAGGCGTTATTAAGGGGACTTGTTTCTCCGAAACAAATAAAAAGAATAAGGTATAAAAAGTTCAAAGAAGACCCGGTTTGGTATTCTCGAAATGATTTTCTTAAGCTAAACCTGGAAGTAATTCCACGAAAGGATCAGCCGTACGGATCTAAGCGAAGATTTTTTGATGCGGAGTATGATCTATCTAGGCCAAATTATTCGGATAAAGACCTAGAAGATATGATGGCCAAAACCTTAGACACCTCTCCAGAACAGGCTGCTAAAATGATTAGCTTTTATAGTCAACTAGGAAGAGAGAACCCAGATCGCAGTGATATGCTTCTTGATATATTTGAAAGAGCAGGCCTTGGAGAAACTGCTTCTAAAGCATATTCTAAAAGATATTCTGCATTAAAAATGCTAAATAAATTAGTAAAATGATAGACAGGAGATATTATGAGAGAACCTGAAAAAAGATACCTGGAATATTGTGGATTTATTAGCCCAAGAGATTTTGATGAAATACAATTTGAGCTCTTAGGTTTAGATAATTTAATAAAAAGAGCCGAAGAGAGAATTTCTATGCTGAAACAAAGTTCATTTCTTGCTAATTTAGCAGTTAATAATAAGGCCGAAGAGTTAGTCGGCTATTTCGACAAAGAGGAGCAAGAAGATGATAAGGATAACTTCGTCAAAGAAGAATAACAAGCTTTTCGATGAGATTGCTATTCTTTCTAAGATAAGAACGGCATTATGTTCCGACAAAATTGCAAAGAAAATCTGCAAAGAAAAGGGTGTAGGAGAGTGGTTTCTCGAAGGAGTTCCTATTAAATTCGATAAAATCAAGCAATCCGCAAAAACTGTTGATTCCAATATAATTTTAAACAGAAGCCTTATCAAGAAGCCTTTTGACATTATGATGCGATATGTAATTCACGAATTAACACACTCTATTCAGCACGTTCAGGCTTCTCGTAAAAAAACAAAAAAGAAGGATGAGGCTTATCTCGATAAAGATACCGAAATTGAGGCTTTCAAATATCAAGTAGAATTTGATGAAGAAAATAGAGGTCGAAGAAATGCGGAGAAATATGTAGAGGATCTTCTTGATTATCATGACATCAAGGGCAAGGATAGGGATGACAAAAAAGACGAGCTTTTAGACAGCCCTCAATAACAGCTTCCTCTACTAATAGAAAAGCCTCAATTGGAGGTTTTGTATGCTAACGATTTCAGGACAATATCCATCAGAAGGATCTAAGGGCGTAGCTCTAGATTCGCTTATTGAATTTGCTATAATCAACGATGGAACCGGCATAGACTCTTCAACCTTAATTGTTGAGGTGAGTGGATCTACAGCTATATCTGATCTTGAGTTTCAAAAAGGATTCGATGGGCTATACTCAGACATACAAGTATCCTCAGAGCTAATTGATGTTGTAATTGATGCAGAAGATTTATTTAGACAAGGTCAGGTTGTCACTATAAAGATTCAGGTTGAAAATCTAGAGGGTAAATTTTTTAATTATAATTATTTATTCAAAACAGTTGCGCCAGAACCAATTTTAGACTTATCTTCCCCTATAGAGGGGGAGCTAGTCCAATCTGACCAGGTTGTTTTTCTTCAATTTAAGGACGAAATTGATGATATAAATGTAAGTTCTATAAATGTTTGGGTAAATAATCTTGAAGCAGTAGTCGATGGAGTATTTCAGGATACCTTTGATGGCGACTCCTCCGGAATAACGAAGGTAGAGGATGGAGCTGCCGTAAGAATTGAGCCAGCAGAGTCCTTTCGCGATGGCCCGTATACTATAAGGTATTATGTTGAAGATACATCAGGAAATATTTTACAAGATGAGCTGTCCTACTCGGTAGACCTGCCAGAGATTGTTCTTCCGTCAACTTTTCCTCAGGTTAAGTTTCTAGGGTTTTCTCAAGGAATAAGAAAAGTTTCTGATATGGGAAGAGGAGATATGTTTAAAATTGAGTGGCATCAACCTGTATCTAGATCTTACAAAGGAGACTCTTTCGCTCTTATATATCAGAATGAGTCTAGATTAGAAATTTTTGACTCAAATCCTAAATATATTGCAAACTCTTCAATTAAATGCTCAGAGGTATCAGGCTTTACTCCTGGGCTAACCTTGTCTTTTGCAGCCAGAGCGCTTGAAACCTTTAAGGACACTCTTGATTTGGACGGTATGAGCGAGATTGCAGAGGGGTTGTTTGTAATTCCAGAAGATGCAGTTATATCCGAGCAGGTAACGCAAGATGATAACAGGATTGCGGTAGAGTCAACGGACGGCTATCCGGCTTCCGGAATTCTTGTCATCAACGACTCGGAGGTAGTAAGGTATACAGCAAAAACCGATACAGAATTTTTGTTGGCACCAAACGGAAGGGGGCTCAATGGAACAAGTAAGGGTATTTATGTACAAGGAGATACGCTAAAGATGTTTCTGGCCTGCCAGGATACCAACTCTGTTATTATTATGGCTACACCGACATACCATGATGGATATGAAAGCGGAAGAGCTATTTTGGGAACAGGGCTTGTTGTTACTGATTATACAGATAGTGATAAAAAGTTTTTTCAGGGATTTGACTTCTGTGGATATCACAGAGCTTTGCCTCAGAATATCTTTCAAGGAAGAGATGATTGCGGAAGCTATTTAGGTGGGGAATTTAATAAAACTAGGGGAATGAACCTTTTTGATAGAATGATAAACCGAGAAGAGGTTATTTTGGATCAAACAGGGGAGCCGGTTATTTTGCTAAAGAGAGTGTGGGATGGCGATACTTGTAGCTGCTCTGATTCAAGGCGGCAGCATCCAAAAGTTAAGTCCTGCAAGCTCTGCTTTGGAACTGGTTACGCCGGAGGATACTCACAATATGACTACAAAAGAAGGAATGACAGTCGAATCATGGTAATGTTTGGAGATACTGCTGAGGACCTAAAGCTTGGTCCTCATTCGCACTTAGAACAGCAGTATGAACCACAGTGCTGGACGCTTCCTGCCCCAGCAGTTAGAGATAGGGACTTAATAGTTAGGTTTGATTTTAATGATGATGTCGAATATATGTATGAAGTATTAGATGTCACCAAGGATAAGTTATTTTACAGACACTATACTAGACAAAGGTTAAGGCTTAAGCGCTTAGATAAAACAGATGTAGTTTATACCTTTCCTTATTCTTTAAACATTTAGGAGATTATTATGAAATGGATGAAAAATACAGATGGCAAGGCAGATTCTATGCTTACCTTTGCCTTTATAGCCTTTTCGGTTGTTACTTTAAACATACTTCTGTCTACTTTCGGCAGAATATCATTCAGAGGTTTTGAAATTGGCCTTCAAGCGATGGATGCAGCAACTATGACCGCTTATCTTGGAGCATCCTTTACTGCGTATGTATCAAGAAGATGGACCGACAGAAAGTACAATGAAACTGACAAGTCTAAAGAGTATGAGCGAGACGGGGCAGATAATGGGTAGCGAAGAAAAAGAAGAAGATGGCTTCTTTAAATCTTTATTTAATTCTATAAGCTTAAAAACTAAGTTTATAATAGGTATTATAGTAAGCATATTTGGTTTTATAGCGTTTCACATGTTTCAAAAACGATATAATGATAAAGAAATTTTAAAACTAGAGCTAAAAAAGGTTAGGGAAGAAATAGAGATAGAGAATACTCAAAAGGATATAGATATAAATAATGAAAAGTTAGAAGCTCTTCAGGTACGCGCAGATGAAATTGTAAAGGAGATAGCCGAAATAGAAGGTCCGGATCCTGAGAGAGAAGTTTCAAACGAAGATATTGATAAGTTTTTTGATGACAGGGGGTTTTAGGTGAACAGAGAGATAAATAAGTTGCTTAATGATATTGGCAAAGAAAATAAAGATATTTATAATAAGCTAGTTTCCATAGTCCATAAAACGGCCAAAAGAAAGAGTTATCTAATTATAGATATTATGGAGATGGAGTCTATCGTAGATGAGGATAAAGTTAAACCTGTTTCTTCAATAGAGAGAGTGGAGGTTGAAGTATGATTTTGAAAAAAACAATACCGGCACTTATTTGCATATTTGCTCTTCTTGCTCCCAATGTTGCGATGGCAGGGGACATTATGCCGAAAGGTACAGTTTTAAAAGAAGAATCCTATGTATTTACTATAAAGGATGCAACTAATTTGCTTAAGAGAATTGAAGAACTTGAGGCTAAAGAGAAGGAGCTGCTAAAATACAAGAGTCTAGAGGGCGTAAGGCTTAAGCAGCTTGACCTTTATAGACTAAATTTAGATTATTCTCAGTCTCAAAATGCAAGGTACATGGGCCTGCTAAACACACAGGGGGACCTTCTTGAGAGATACAATAAAAGAGATCAGCTTCAGACGTGGGAGAACCTTGGTTATTTAGCGTTAGGCATAACCTTAACCATAGGTGCCTTTTTCGCTACAGATGCAATAATTGATAGCATGGAACGCAACTGATGCCATTTGGTTTAATACTAATTTTGCTTAGTCGGTAGAATATATAGGTTTAGGGAAGTTTAATGGGAAAGTCAAATTATCCAAATAAATTAGATACATCAATAGAGATACCTGCAGTTAGAGATAATATAGTAGAGGTAGGTTCAGATGTTCTTAATAGCCTTAGGTCTGCTATATTTAATATAGAAAGGGCTTTAGGGATTAACCCGCAGGGCGCTACAGGCAATACCGTAGCGTCGAGGATTAATCGTTCGCTGGATGGAAATGGAAACATTTTAAAAGAAGCCTTAGATAAGGCCGGGCTGCTCTCTGGGCCTATTACTGATTCTGATGTATCCAAGGCTGCTGGGATTGATGAGTCAAAATTAAAATTAAAGTACCCCACAACACTTTTGCAAGATGAAATCTCTCAGCTTATAAAACAAATTGAGCTTATCTCAGCAACCTTAGAAGAACTGGCTTTTTTATATGCCGCGCATACTCATCCTGAGGCGAAAAATAGACACAAAGGTCACGCAATAACTATAGACGCGATAGGCAAGGCGGAATCAGACGTTGGCATGGTTTCCTCAGAAAGGCAAACTGCTCAGGAGCTTTTTGAGAGCGTATTTTCGTCGCATATTAATTACAGTGGATCAGATATATCAGAAGCAAATAGATCTCATGAGGCAAAACAGCTTTTCTTCGACAAAACAGATGTATCTGCCTATATATATTCCGAAGATGTTCAGGGCGCTATTATCGATGTGCTTAACGCCACAAGAGGACAGGTTGAGGGTCATCAGAATCGTCACCATAGTAACGGGACTTTAAGAACTTCTGTTATAGCTGGAGCCGGAGATAGAACTGCTGGCCGCATGTTGCTGGACGAACAAAGGGTTACGTACTACAAGTATAGCCCAGGAGAAACAACCAGGCTATCTTCAGTAACTTTTTCAGATATGCCGTCAACTCCAAGCGAACCTATTGAGAGATCAGATATTCTCAGAATTTATTCCGGGATTGACGAGGATATTTCTGATTATCAGGTACATTCCGTACAGTATGCTGGATCAACTATATTATCTATTAAAGTGTTTGGGGCTCTAAGTCGAGACTCAGATCCATTGGATAGAGTTAAAGTTTTTAAAAACTTAAACACAACGGCTAACCCGGCGGGATTGCTGGCCTCTGCTAGACATTTCCCTGGAGCTACAAATATAAATATAGTCCAAATAGCAAATCCTGATTCTAGCACCATTGTATCTAAGGGCATAAGGCCATCTGAAATATCTCTTGGCAATAGATACATAAAGGTTGTTGTAGATGACGAAACAGAGATTACGATAGATGTATATGATGGCGCTGCTGCTGCTGGCCAAACTATTGATTCTATAATTAAGGCTATGAATGTTGAGTTTGCCAAAAAAGGAGCCAGTGTTTTGGCATACAGGGTTGATTATGATGATCTTCATAGTCCCGAAGTAGCGCTTGTCCACTCTCTTCCCAGTACTTCAACACAGGCGTTTACTTTATCTGTATTAAGGGGTGGCGATGATGCAATAGACTCCTTAGGCTTTGGGCATATAGAGGGTGAGGTTGTAGATCAAGGCTCTGGGTCAGAATATTATATACAGGGCGAGGCATATTCGGGCCTTGGAATAAAACTTGAACAGACCGGCCTGGCCCTTCTGGAGGGGACTTCCGCAGTAACGTCTCATGCAGTTGGAATAGATCTTCTTGAATATGGAATTGCAAAGGGAGATCTTCTTGTTATTACAAACACCTCTTCTGATAACGGAACTTATGTTATAGAGGAGGTTAGTTCGACATCCATTACGGTTGATAACAAACAGTTAACAGGTAATGTTTGGAATGATGAGGCGACCGAAAGTTCTAATTTTTATATATTAAAAAGCACAGTATCCTTGGCGGTATTCGACTTTCTTCGGCCAGAAGGTATTCTCGGATCTAATGCCGCTATAGTTGACGTGTTCTTAAGCAAAGATAGAGATGTATTCTACAATACAAGGCTGGAGTATGCAATTGCAGTACATGCTGCAAGCGACAGCCTTATTGCTCCCTGCGATTTCGATGGAGATATATCGTTATATACAGATGATTCACCCGGCGTTATAGAAGCTTCATTGACGGCAGATGGTATACCTCAATTATCGCTCGACGGAGGAGCCCTTGTTGGGATTCCCGATGTTAACTCTGGTTATATTAGATTAAAATCAGGAGCATATAATATAACGCTTTTGGTTTTCGTAGAAAGCTCCAGTCTTATTAAAGCGAAAATTGATAATGCATTAGGAGCCCCCTTTCAGATAGAGCTCTTTGGGGAGCAGGACATAAATCCTGAAGAGAACTTACTTCTGGCGAGGGTTCATTTTGATTCTTTGTTTTCAAGAATAACTGGAGCCGGAGCAAATTTGCCAAGAATATTTAAAAAGCTTGAGGCGGGAATTACATCGGATAAAGATCTTAGCTCGAAGGCATTAAATAGGGTGTATCAGGGCCCTATAAGCGAAACTCGATCCAATGGTGTTACAGAGGGGCTCAAATTAACACCGGCTGCTGAGCCTTTATATCTGGATGGCAGTGAAGAGTATGTTGTGAATATAGCTGGAGGCGCATGCTATGTAAAGGGTAAGAAATTTATTTTCAGTGGATATACTGATCTTATATCAGACGTTACAACGGCTGATGCCGATAAAGTTTTTATTGCAATAAATGAATGGGGAGAAATTGTTTTTGCTGGAGCGAGTGGCAGCGGAGGAGGCGGATCTTGCGCCTGTCCTTTTAACGCTGATTCACACTGCATATTAAGCGTTATAGAATATGATGGAACCAACCCCCCGGTTGCCATAGACTTAAGACTCTTTCTTAACGACTTAGATCTTACGGTTTTAAATGCTGTGACAGTAAGCCCTCAGAGGGGCATGGGTCACTTTACAGAGTTTGGCGAAGCATTAAAATATGCGAAAAGATTTGTAGATATGTTTCCGAGAGCTGGAACTCCAACAGTTCACTTAAAATCTGGAACTCATAGAGTGGTCGTAGATACGGGAGTTGCTAAGATAGATCATGACTGGGAGATTGAGCGTCAAGCTGCATCTTATCACGGCAGCTGGATAAACTTCCCTGTAAATATAACAGGAGAAGGTGACTCTACGACTCTTGATATGATGAAGATATTTACTGACGCTGGAGAAGAAAGTGATGATAGAGCTGACGCAGGCCAACCTGTGCCGGGGCATAACGGCTTTCTTTTTATTGCAGGGCCAGGACTTCAGACGGTTCCTAACGGAAATGCTGATACTATAAAGAATGGCTTTGTAACATTGAGCAACTTTAAAATGAAGAATTGTTCAATAGCAATACTGGATCCCTGGGTAAGAGACTATCAGCATATAGATGAACACAAATTAAATTGGGGGGTTCAGATTGATGGTTTAATATTCGATAGATCTGAAAAGGCTGATTTTGATTTGCATAATTATAGCGTAATGTTTGCAGAGGTAGATAGCGCTCCTGCCATACTCCCTGCAGGCGGCGGCCAGCATGTAGGAAATTTATCTATATCAAATTGTCAGTTTTTAAACTCATATGCCTTATTTAGTGGAGCTCCCTTTCATCCATCTGATCACAGAAATATAAGTTTTTTAAATAATGTTTCTAGAGGAACAGGTGATGGAGAGATTGATGGCAGATTAAATTGGATGGTTTGGAACGCCCATGATGGGGGCGTCAGAAATATATTTGACTTAGGCAATGCTCCTTGGGAAAATAATATAGAGTTTCGTGGAAATATACTGGCAGATGCCGAAGATGGCATGAATTCTTATATTGATCCTCCGGCCATGGGCATGCGACATCGCTGGGGAGACAGAATAAGCAGAGACCTTAGTGTTGGTGGAAAAACGGGCTTTGGGGCAACTGCATCTCTCTTTACTGATAGTCGCGTTAATATTGAATCTGGAACATACACTGATGGGCTTCAGGTTAACGGAGGCGTTGGCATTCAATCTGGAATATTACATATAACAATGGGTAATATTCAGCAGGAGCAAGGACACATATATACCGATGGAGATATTAATATGTCTTCGGGCAACATTAATATTAGTCAAGGCAGCATTAATCTTCAGGATGGGGATATAAATGTCAAAGACAGTATTGCTACATTACGTTTATGGTCCAATAGTACCGTCAGCGACGAAGGCTCGGAACTAATTTTCAGTCGCTATGAACCTGAGGCAACCATAGAAGATGGCGATCGCTTAGGTGAGATCTGGTTTGGCGGAAAAGAGTCGGCAAGCTCTCCCAATGATGTGCATCGGTACGGAGCTGTTATTCTGTGCCAAGCTGCTGGTGATTGGAGCACAAATCTTTCTAATGAAAATCATCCTACAAAGATTACTACCTACGTTTCAGATACCAGCGGTGGCAGGAAGCCCGCTACGCAAGTATATAAAGATGGAACATTTAGGGTTTTCGGAGGAGGAGATGTTACTCTTGATTCAGAGCCATCTGGAGTTCTGCTGATTGGTGAATCATCAAGTTTCGGCGGGAACAAGCATATAGCTATTGATAGGAACGAAATTCAGGCGAAGGAGGAGGCAGACGCCACTGGCACCCTGTTTCTTAACCACCTCGGTGGTTCCGTGCAGTTTGGCCCGGACACAAACGATCTTCGTATATCCGGCAGAACTATCACCGGCGATGGTGTTATTCTTCTTTCGCCTAGCCATTCCAATATGAACACCGCTATCAATATCGGAAGTTCCAGTATAGATGTAGTTACGCCAAATACTCCTATTTCGTTCTCGCCCGGAACCAATACGGTTCGTATGTTCGGTGATGGTGGTCAAGGACAAAGTCACGTCTGCGTCATGGCACATACAGGGGGCGGTACCCAGGGAGATGTTTTAAAGCTTATGGTCACACCGCCAGTAGGGTCCGCCACCTATGGACATGTGTTTGCAAGATTTACCTGCGGGTCCAATGATATGTCTAACCGAACTGCTGGAACTCAGATGGGACGAATCCATGCATTGCCGGCGGGCGGGGTTGATTTTGAAAGTGCTTTTACAGGAAAGCACCCGTCATTGACAAAGAAAGACACAGGGGCCGTCGTGGGGATGATTATGTCTTCGACCGGAGAAATATGGACAAATTATGTTGTAGACGTATCGACTGCGATACCAAAGGTTGAGGTCTCTTCCTCTAATAATGACATTAAGGCTTATGGGGTTTTGTGTGAAATAGGAGGAGATACTTATGCCGGATATCGTGAGGTTAATGGTGTGCGGGAGGATGAGACACTGGCGGTAGTTAACTCTATTGGGGAGGGCCGCGTTTTGGTTACTAATTATAACGGAGAAGTATCAAATGGTGATTATATATCTTCATCGGAAATTTCAGGATATGGAATGAAGCAGGATGATGATATATTGCACAGTTATACAGTGGCAAAGTGTGTTGAAGATATCGATTGGAATGTTATTTTAGATACAGTTGATCATAATGGGGTTAAGTACAAGGCTTATTTAGCAGCCTGTACTTATCACTGTGGGTAATAGGAGGTTATAATGTCAAAATCAAATTATCCAAATAAGCTAGACACATCGGTCGAGATACCTGTTATAAGAGACAATATAACAGAGATAGGGTCTGATGTTCTCAACAGCCTCCGGTCTGCTATATTTAATATAGAAAAAACTTTAGGAATTAACCCTCAGGGGGCCGCAGGAAATACTGTTGCTTCTAGGATTAATAACGCTCTTGATGATAATGGAAATATAACCAAGGACGCTCTAGACAGATCAGGACTCCTGTCTGGGCCTGTATCCAATGAAGATGTATCTAAGGTTGCGGCAATTTCAGAAGGAAAGCTTGATTTAAATTTTCCAACTCAATTACTTCAAGATCAAATATCTATTATAGATAATAGAATTGCTTTATTCATAATAAGCCTTGAGGAGCTTAATGCCCTTCTTTCTGCCCACGTTCATCCTGATGCGAAGAACAGACACTACGCCAAAGCAATAACAGTTGAGTCGGCAATAGTGGAGCCTTCGAGTTCTGCAGCAGTAAGTCTTCAGGAAGGCACTTTGCAAGAAGCGCTTGAAGATCTATATAATGCTCATATAAGTTATACGGGAGAAGGTGTGGGTCCCGAGAATAACTCTCATAATGCGGGTCAGTTGTTTTACGACAACGAAGAGACTATCGATATAATTTCTTCTAGCAGTGTTCAGGGAGCAATAGATGAAATTGCGGCTGTTCAAGGAAAGTCCCTAAGAGACTCTATATTAAATTTAAGTTCTAATGGACTAATACGCACAGGTTCAACATTTGATGAAAAAGAGGACAACGAGTGTGGGTCGTTACTTGTATCAGCCTCCGAAGTATCTTGGGCCGGGCCAGATGGGACTAGTAGAGAAATTATTTCATTTTTTAGCAACCCAACGCCAACGGCCACAATAGAGCCTTTTGATATTCTTACTATTTTAGACTCACCAAACTCTACTGATAATAGAGATTACCTGATAGATAGCGTTACATTGCTTCCCTCTGAGGCTCTTCAATCTGTAACTGTTTTTGGCGGGCCAAAGTTTCCAATGGAGGTTGGAGTTAATGCTCGTATATCAAAAAGCATATATACAACATATAATGAAAATGGTCTAAATTGTTCTGCTAGACCAAGGCATCTGAGGTCTAATACCCCCGATGTTCAGGTTGCGAATCCAAATGCGGCAACAATTATATCATCAGGCATTAGGGCTAGCAACATAGAAAATGCATCTTCCAATATCCTATCAATAGAAATAGACGGCATAGCGCATGAGATAGATCTTTTTAATACAAATTATGATGTGCAGACAGTAGATACAATTGTAGATAGCATAAATCAATATTCAGTAGACAATAAGTTAAATGCATTTGCATATAAAGTGAGGGCTCTAAAGTGTTACGAGCTAGCTATAACACACATTCTTCCTAATTTTATTGAAGATGTAAAAAATAGAACCTTAAAGATTACAACAGCATCATCAAATTCTGCGCATGAAGCCTTGGGGCTAGAATATATACTAGACAGGGAAATAGAGGGCTTGTCGGGAAATACATGCCATATTAACGGCAAGCTTATTACTTCCTTTGGAAATATAAAGAAATATTCGTCTGAAAGCGTAGCCATAAATATTGGAACTACAAACTTAGTAACCGTAGCTATAAATTTTTTAAGCGAAGAAATTAGAGAGGGTGATTTATGTACAATTGAGGGCTCTTCGGAAGAATCCGATAATGGGACCTATAGAATACACTCTGTTGAAGATAACACTTTAATATTAGATTCAACAGGGTTTACATTTTCTGGAGTTTTGGAAGATGACGCTGCAGTATTTATCCAAAGATGTTCTGCTCCGGTAGGCGAACTTAATTTTGAAGCAGGAAGCGGCCTTACTCTTATAGATGTCTTTATGACAGATTCTGGTGATATAAATTACAAAAAAAGAGCCGATATGGCTAATCACTTTATAGATGAGGTCTCAGGTTTTTACGCAACAATTACAGATCTATCCAGAGGGTTTATTACCAATGGTGAGCAATTTAAGTTAACAGTAGGAACAGATGGAATGGCTTTTTTGCAAGATGTCTCTTCGACAGCGGTAGGAGAAAGTGTTTATGTGGCTTCTTCCGGTAGGTACAAGATCTTTTCTCCAGATAAATTTAATTATGTAATCCTAGATGTATTTTCTCATAACGCACCTGCGGCAGAAGATATTGTGACTATAACTGGAGCAACAGAGATACAAGACGATGTGATGCATCTTTCGAGAATTGTTTTTTCATCGGAGCTGGGATTTATAATGGGGTCTCCGTCATCAAGCCTGGGGATTCCGCAGATAGTCGACAAAAGAACCACTGGAACAGTTGATGACACTATCATTAGCGAAAATCTTCTAGAAAGATATATTCAAGGTCCAAGAAATGAGCTTAGAGGCTCTGGAATCATAAGGGATCTTGACATTACAGACTCAGCGTCTGTAGTAGATAATCTTGATGGAAAGACATGCAGAATAGATGTCAATCCAGGTGTAGGCGTTATAAATGGAGTAAGGGTAGAGTACTTAGGCATAAATAATCTATATTATAACTATAATGACCCTCCTACCTCAAATTTTTATGTAGCTATAGATGGAAAAGGATGCTTGCTTGTTGCTCCGGAATTGAATGTGGGAGGAGAATATATATCTCCCTTCTTCAATCAAAATGTAGCGCATATAGCTTATGTCGAGATACCACCGGGAGGTTCTCCTTGGGCTTATGACCCAATTATAACAGATTTAAGATTATTTGTTGACCATCTGGACTATAAGGTTATAGCCGACATAACTGTTGCGAATGACAAGAGGTTTGGTCACTTTACCGATATTAAAAAAGCTGTAGATTATGCAAGAAAATTTACAAAAATGTTTCCAGACATGCCTAGCCCAAGCATAACGGTAAAAGAGGGTCATTATATAATAAAAGAATTACTCATAATTGACTTTGATCTAAAGTTTTCAGGAGTAGGGCCTCAAACTCGCATTACAAGGGGTGGGGATTTAAATAATGGTCATCCAGCGCACCCTCAGGATGTTCCGGCGATCCTAATAGGAGGTCACCGGCCCGGGCTGAACGAGGGTTCGTCAGAACATATATTTAATGGCGTAGTTTTTGAAAATTTTACTTATGAAACGTCTCCTTTTCTTAATGATTACGGAACTGCTTTTCTGCTTATCCAAGAAATTGATTCCGCACACTCGCCAAATGCATCTTTTAGATTTAATAAAATTAACTTCAAAGGAATTCCGAATAAATTCGATGAAGCGGCTATTTTTATTGGCCCAGAATTTAACGATAATGTTACACTTGGTAATGTTACGATAACAAATTGCTTTTTTAATTGGTTTGGAATTGGAGTTGGACCTTGCTATATAAACGGTGATAACCACTATAGTGGCGTAGTGGTAACGGGGAATATAGCAAAAAATGTAAGTGGAGCAGAGGGGGTTCCTTCTGGAAATAACTTTGGCATACTCCAGATTCATCCAACCGCCACTTTATCTGGCCTTATAGAGGCAGGAAATTACTCAGATGATCAATAATAGGAAGTATAATGAATAGACAAAGAAAAGAAAAGTTATTAAGCAGATATATAAGGCTAGAGCGTTGGAGCGAAGTAACAGAGGTTGATTGTGAGGCTTTTCGTCAAATAGTAAGTGCTGTAAAAGATAAGGATCGAGACAGGCTATTTAATGTTATAAAGGAATTTTCAAATTTTAGAGTCGATGATGAAGAAGTTTCTTGGATTATAGACGAAGCAATAAGCATCTTAAAAGATGATGTCGAGCATGTAAGAGGCTTTGAGGAAGTACAAATAAGGGCTAAAGAAATAGGAAGCCCTATACCTCCCCCCAACACAAACGATATTGATGAGGATGAGGATGACGCAGAGCCAGAGCCTAACCCTGAGATTACGCCTCAAAAGGACCCTGCGATATAATGATTAGTTCAGATTTTTACATATCAAGTCATCCAACAAGGTACAATATATTTGCACTAATGATAGTTAGCAAATAACCGTAGAGGATCTGAAATGAGTAAATCGAGAGAGCAATCTGCTATAGACTCTATTTATAGCATGGAGAAAACATTAGAAGAGCTGTTAAGAAGAGTTCAGGTCATGGAGGACAATTTAAAGCTTTTAAACAATAAAGTCTCCAAAGCATCCAGGCCTACCCCCTTTCCCCCTGTTAAGAATGATCCTAGTCCTCAACCTCCTCCTCGACAACAAAAAATTGAAAAGTTGGTGTTGGGGAATATAAAGTTGTTTGGGTATATCGTCAATAAGG